CGCTACGTCGTCCAGGCCTGCCGCCGCCACCTCGCCGATCTTGCCCGCGCCGGCTGCGATGACCACGGCCGGCCCCGCCCGGATGCCCCGCCCCCGGCGGCCGAGGGCCTCGTGTGGCTGCCGGCCAAGGCCGAAAGCGCGCTCATGTTTTTCGAGGAGGTGCTGCACCTCCGCGAGGGCGTGCCCTTCCGCCTCGCCGAGTTTCAGGCCTTCATCGTCGGCTCGCTCTTCGGCTGGCATCGCCGCATCGCCGACAGCCCCGACCCCACCGACACCCTGCGTCGCCGCTTCCGTTTTTTCTACGGCGAGATCGGCAAGGCCAACGGCAAGACGCCCCTCGCCGCCGGCATCGGCCTTTACGGCCTGCTCGTCGACGATGAGCACGCGCCCGAGATCTACTCCGCCGCCGCCGCCAAGGAGCAAGCGATGATTTGTTTCCGCGATGCCGCGCAAATGGTCGAGGCTTCGCCCGAGCTGCGCGGCCTCATCGAGGTGCTCTCCAACTCCCTCGCCATCCCGCGGCGCCACGCCGTCTTCCGCCCCCTCTCGTCGGAGGACCGCGGCCAACACGGCAAGCGCGTGCACATGGCGATCCTCGACGAGATCCACGCGCACAACAGCGCCGCCATCGTGCGCGCCCTGGAAGCCGGCACCAAGGCGCGGCGCAACGCGCTCATCGTCCTCATCACCAATTCCGGTTCGGACCGCACCGGCATCTGCTGGGCCTACCACGAGAGCGCGCGCAAAGTATTGGAAGGCTCGATACGGAAGGACGACTTTTTCGCCTACGTCTGCACCCTCGACCCCTGCCCCGAGTGCGAGGCCGCGCGCAAACGCCAGCCCGACCCCAAGTGCCGGCACTGCGACAGCCCGGCCGACCCCGCCGTGTGGGTGAAGGCCAATCCCCGCATCGCCGATCCCGAGGTGCGCCGCTACGTGGCCGAGCGCGTGGAGTTCATGCGCGCCATGCCCAGCGCGACCAACGACGTGCTCCAGCTCAACTTTTGCCTCTGGACGCAGAGCGACGCCGGCTGGCTCTCCATGTATGCGTGGCACAACCGCTGCCTGCAGGTCGGCCTACGCCTGGAGGATTTCCGCGGGCGCACCGGCTCCGTCGCCATGGATGCGGCCAACAAGGTCGACCTCACCTCCATGGCCGTGGTCTTCGAGCGCGAGGTGGGCGCCGGCCGGCTCGACCCCGCGCAGCTCGATGCCGCGGCCCGCGCCGCCCTCTCGGCCGCCGTGGGCGCCGAGGCCGGCGCCGGCCCCGCCGCGCAGGCGGAGTTGCTGGAGCGCAGTCGCCAACTCAGCGCCGCCGGCTACGCTGTTTTTTGGCGCCACTTCCTGCCGGAGGACACCGTGCAAAATGCCTCCGGGCCCAACCACGAGCTGTATCGCGAGTGGTCGCGCACCGGGCACCTGATCGTCACCCCCGGCGCGCGCACCTCGTTTGCCCGCATCATGCAGGAGCTGCGCGCGTGGCGGGAGCTGTTCTCGATCTCGCGCTTCGGCTTCGACCCGCGGGAAATGTCCTACTTCGTCGAGCAGCTCCAGGCGGAGCCCTGGTGCGATTTTCCGCTGGTCGAGGTCGTGCAATCCCCAAGTATGATTTCGCAGCCGATGAAAGAGCTGGAGGCGCTGGTCAATGCCGGCCTGCTCCGGCACGACGGCGACCCCGTGGCCGCTTGGGCGATGGGAAATGTCGTGCAGAAGACCGCGCACACCGGCGGCCAAACCAAGGCCTACTTCCCCGCGCGCCCCGCCGAGCACAGCAAGATCGATCCCGCCGCCGCCGCCATCATGGCCCTCGACGGCGCCCTGCGCGCCGCACCGGAGTCGGCCGCCGTCGGCGTATTCTGATCGCGAATACCCGGCCCGGTGTGCGGCCCCGGCGCCCCGCGGCGTCCGGCGCGGCGCCCCGCAAGTTTGCCGGAGTTTGCCGAAGTTTCCGGTAGTTTGCCGGAGTTTGCCCGGACCGGGTGCTTTGCGCTTGAGCGTCGGCCCGCCCGGGTTGCCGGTGCGTGGTCGATGCGCGCCGCCGCGACACATTACGCCATGAGGGGACTGGGACAGGCCCCCGCCTGGGGAGGCGGTCGGGCCGATCCGGCGGTGCGCATCGCCCTCTCCGCGGAGGTGCGCGCATGAGCGCCGCCGCCCTGCTCGCCGCCGACGAGGCCCGCACCGCGCGCGTCGCCCTCGCCGCGCAGCGTGCCGGCCCCGCGCCGCGCGAGGCCCGCTCGTCGCTCACCGCGCCCGAGTCCTGGCTTACCGCGTGGTTTGGCGGCGGCGCCGTGAAGAGCGGTGCCACCGTGAGCGAGCACACCGCGTTCAACGTCGCTGTGGTCCGCGCCTGCATCGATGTCCGCGCGCTGCTCGTCGCCATGCTGCCGGTCAAGGTCTACCTCCGCACGCCCAAGGGCCCGGAGGAGCAGCGCGACCACGCCGTGGCTCGCCTCCTGCGCGGCCGCGTGAGCGACAGCCAGACAAGTTTCAAATGGCGCTACGCCTCGCAGGTCTGCCACGACCTCGGCGGCAATGCCTACTCCCGCATCGTGCGCGACCGCTACGGCGCGCCCGAGTCGATCCGCTTCACCAAGCCCGCCGACATCGCGCCGCGGTGGAATCCCGACACCGAGGTGCTCGCCTACGAGCACAAGGGCCGCGTGCTCACCCGCGACGAGGTGCTGCACATCGCCAACCTCTCGACCAACGGCCTCACCGGCCGCTCCCCGCTCGCCGATCTGCGCGAGGTCGTGGGCCTCGCCATGACGGCGGAGGAGTTCACCGCGCGCACCTTCGCCAACGGCAACCGCAAGCCCGGCGTCTTCACCGCGCACCCCGGCGTCTCCGATCTTTCCAAGGCCAAGGCCGCGGCCGAGGCCTACCACACGCAATACGGCGGCGCGCAAAATGCCGGCAAGGCCCCCTTCATCGTCGGCTACGATTGGAAAGAGAGCGGCTTCTCCAATGCCGACGCGGAGCTGATGGCCCTGCGCAAGTTTTCGCTCGAAGAGGTCGCGCGGGTTTACCACCTGCCGCTGCACCTGCTCGGCGCCACCGGCCCCACGCTCGGCAGCGGCGTGGAGCAGCTCAACCGCGCGCTCGTCGACTACACGCTCGCCCCCCTCTGCGCCAACTGGGAGGCGGAGATGAACACCACGCTTCTCACTGAGCAGGAGCAGGACGAGGGCTACTACGTCAAATTTGTCGTCGACGCGCTCCTCCGCGGCAATCCCCTCCAGCGCGCGCAGGTCTACCAGATTCTCCGCTCCATCGCCGCGATGGATGTCAACCAGATCCGCCGCCTCGAAGAGTGGGGCGAGTATCCCGACGGCTGGGCCGGCGACCCGCGCCTGCCGATGAACAACCAGGGTGGCATCGCCACCGCCGCCTCCGGCGCGCCCGCCAGCGGCGCCGCCACCGAACCCACCGCCGCACCATGAGCCTCCGCACCGAACTCCGCGCCCGCGCCTCCCTGGAGCGCCGCGCCCTCACCGCCGAGGAAAAGGCCGCCGGCTACATCGGCGCCCTCCGCGGCACGATCCCCTACGACGCCGATTCCGAAGTGCTCACGCAGCGCGGTCGCCCGCGGCCCTTCGTCGAGCGCATCGCGCCCGGCGCCTTCGACGCCTCGCTCGTCGGCCGCCGCGATATCGTCGCCGCCGCCGGCCATACCGACGATCCTCTCGCCTCCCTCGGCCGCGTGGGGGCCAATCTCACGCTCGCCAGCGATGCCCGCGCGCTCACGTGGGAGGCGCTGGTGCCCGATACCTCGGCCGGCCGCGACCTCGTGACGCTCGTCGACAAGGGCATTATCACCGGCACCTCCTTCGAGTTCGAGGTCGACGGCGAGGCCGGGCAGAAGTGGGAGGCGCGCGATGCGCGCACCGATCAGCGCACGATCACGAGCGCGCGCCTCGTGGCGCTCAATCCCGTCGTCTGGCCCGCGTATTCCGACAGCTCGCTCACCGTCGAGCTGCGCCGCCGCGCCGCGCCTGCCGCCGGCGAGACCCGCGGCGCCTACCTCTCGCACGACGGCGAGCCCGCCGCCGATTGGAGCGACCCTACCCTCTCCGGCCCGGTCAAGTTTGCCACCGCCGCGCTGCACCGCGCCATCTACGCGCTCGCCGATGCGCAGGAGTTTCTCCGCGCCGAGGCCGCGCTCGTGGCCGCCGGCCAGCCGGCGTCGGATGCCGCCATCGTCGCCCTCGCCGGGGCCGAGGCCACGGCCGCCGCCGAGCGCGCCGCCGCGCTGGTCGACTGGGTGGCGGCCAATGGCGCCGCGGTGCCCGCCGCCGTGCTCGACCGCGCCCGCGCCCGCCTCGCCGAGGCCCGCACCGCCGCCGCTGCCGCGCCGGCCGATGCCGCCGCGCTTGAGCTGGCCCTCCGCGAGCGCCGCCGGCGCCGCCTGCAATTCCCGTCCCGCTGAACCACCCGCAGAGAAAACCAAACCACACACGCACCATGAACCGAATCAAGCTCCTAAAAGAGCAGCGGGGCGCCAAGCTCAAGGAGCTGGATGCCCTTTCCACCGCCGCTGAAAAGCGCGCGTTCACTGACGACGAGGGCAAGCGCTTCGATGCCCTCGAAGCCGAGATCCGCGGCATCGATGCCGACCTCGCCCGCGCCGAGCGCGCCGCCGGCCTCGCCGCCAGCGCGCCCGTCGAGGCCCGCACGCAGCAGGTCGCCGACCAGCGCCTCGGCCTCTCGGCCAAGGAGATCCGCAGCTACTCGCTGCTCAAGGTCATCAACACCCTCGCCACGCCCGGCGCCCAGCTCGACGGCCTCGAGCTGGAGTGCAGCAAGGCCGAGGAAAAGCGCACCGGCCGTGCGCCGAGCGGCGTGTTCGTGCCGTTCGAGGTGCTGGCCAGTGTCGCCGGTGCCCGCGAGGCCCGCGCCAACCAGAGCGCCGGCACCGCGGCCGATGGCGGCTACCTCGTCGCCACCGAGATCGACTACGGCAACATGGTCGCGCTCCTGCGCAACCAGTCGCACGTCATGTCGCTCGGTGCCCGGATGATTACCGGCCTCACCGGCGATGTCTCCATCCCGCGCCAGCTTACCGGCGCCACCGCCTACTGGCTCACCGAGACCGGCTCGGTGTCCACGAGCAAGGCCACCTTCGGCCAGATCACGCTCAAGCCCCGCCGCATCGCCGCCGCGGTGCCCTACACCAAGCAGCTCATCGCGCAGAGCGGCATGGGCATCGATGCCTTCGTGCGCGAGGATATCCTCGCCGCATTCGCCACCGAGTTCGACCGCGCCGCGATCAACGGCGCCGGCGGCCCCGAGCCGCTCGGCATCCTCAACCTCGACAGCGTCGACCGCGCCACGAGCGTCACCTTCGGCGCGACCGCCACCTGGGCCAAGGTCATCTCCTTCGAGACCAACGTCGAGACGGCCAACGCCCTCTCGCTGCCGGGCGCCCGCTACGCCTACCTCACCACGCCCGCCGTCAAAGGCGCCTGGCGCGGCATCGCCAAGGCCTCCGGCCAGGGCGGCTTCATCTGGGAAGGCGATCTCGTCAACGGCTACGCCGCCCGCAGCACCAACCAGGTGCCGAGCGGCAAGGTCATCTTCGGCGACTTCACGCAAGTCATCGTCGGCGAGTGGACGGGCAACGACATCACCGTCGATCCCTACACGCTCGCCGGCGAGGGCCAGGTGCGCGTCGTGATCCAGAAGCACGTCGATATCGTCACCCGCCAGGGCAAGGCCTTCGCGGTCTCGACCGATTCCGGCGCCCAGTAACGAGAACCCGGATACCCAAGGAGAACACCACCCATGAATACCAGCGATCTCGTCTCGCGCCTCACGCTCACCTCGCACTCCAACATCGCGGCCCGCACCTCTACGGTCACGGCCACGGGCATGGATGTGAGCGCCTACAAGGGCTCCCTGATCCTCATCCAAAACGTCGGCACCGTGTCGGGCATCAGCCCCACGCTCGACGGGAAGTGGCAGTCGTCGCCCGACAACTCCACCTGGAGCGATATCAGCGGCGCCACCTACACGCAGGTCACCGCCAGCAACAGCACGCAGGCCATCGGCCTCGATGTGCGCGCCGGCGCGAAGTATCTGCGCTACGTGGGCACCATCGCCGGCACCAGCCCCTCGTTCACGATGGGCATCACGGTGCAGGGCCAGAAGGAGCGCACCTGAGCCGCGGAGGCTTCCCGAGCTGCGCCCCTCGCCGGGCGCGGCTCTTTGCAGCCTCACTGCCTCTCCCGCCCATGCTCGCCTTCATCCTCCGACCCATCCCCCGCGCCGAGGGCACGGTGCCCGCCGGCTTCCGCGAGGTCTCGCCCGCGGAGTATCACAGCCTCGCCCAGTGCGGCCCCATCCGCCCCGCCACCGCCGAGGAGGCGCAGCGCCACGCCGCCGCCGCGCCCGCGCCGGAGGCGCCTCCGCCGCGCGAGGCCGCCGCCGCCGCCCCGGAGGTCGAGACGGCCGCCGGCTCCATCCTCACCGTGCCGCTCCGCCGTCGTCGCGCCGCCGCCGCCGCCGCGCCTGTGCCTGAGTCTGCCGCCGCCGCCGCATGAGCCTGCGCTACCCCGAGGATTTTCCGCTCGGCTCCGGCATCGCCTACAACCTGCCGCGCCTCGTGCTCGTCACCGCCCCCGCGGTCGAGCCCTGGACCGTGAGCGATGCCGAGGTGCAGAAGCACCTCGAGCTCGACGACACGAGCGGCGACGACTACGTGACCGCGCTCCTCAAGGCCGCGCGCATCACGCTCGAGCGCCAGACCGGCCGCAGCCTCATCGATACCGTGTGGCGCGCCGAGTGGGACATGCTCCCCCGTGCCGGCACCTACCAAGGCGCCCCCGTCGTGCGCGAGCTCGTGCTGCCCCGCGCCCCGCTCTCGGCGGTCACGAGCGTCACCTACCTCGACAGCACCGGCGCCAGCGCCACCGTCTCCGCGAGCGATTACACCGTGGGCCCGCTCGACCCCGCACGCCCCGGCCGCCTCTGGCTCGACGACGATGCCAGCTGGCCCGATCTCGGCAGCTACCCCGGCGCGCTCCGCTGCACCTTCACCGCCGGCTACGGTGCCGCGGCCACCGCCATCCCGGCCGATCTCCGCCTCGCCGTGCTCTGGCTCACCGCCTGGTGGTATGAGGAGCGCCAGCCGGTCAACGTGGGCAACATCACGAGCGAGCTGCCCCACCACCTCGCCGCCATCGTCGACGGCTACCGCACGGAGTCCATCGCATGAGCCTGCGCGCCCAAGGCAACACCAACCCCGGCCGCCTCGACCGCCGCGTGACGCTGCAATACGCCGTGCTGGCGCGCGATGCCGCCGGCGGCCAGGTGCCCACGTGGTATGACCTCGCGACCGTGAGCGCGGCCAAGATCCCCGTGCGCGGCGCGCGCTTCTACGCCGCCGAGAGCAAGCAATTCGAGACGCTCGTCGGCTACCGCATCCGCCACCGCTCCGGCGTCGCCGCCGGTATGCGCCTCGTGCACGGCGACGATGTGCTGGAGATCGTCGCCCCGCCCGAGGAGCAGGGCCGCCGCCAGTATCTCGACCTCACCTGCCGCGGCATCGACCAGAGCACCGGCGACAATCGCGATCTCCTCGACCTCGGCGACGGTGAGACCCGCTTCGACCTCGGCGACGCCGCCACCGATCTGAGCCGCGGCGGCGCCGTGGCCGCCTGACCCCCGCACCATGAGCGAAAATCTCAGCCAACAGACCGCAATCACCGGCGCCGATGTGGCGGCCGGAGACCTCTTCTACGTCTTCGACGTAAGCGCCAGCGGCAAGGCCCGCTCGAAAAAGATCACGCGCACGGAGCTGCGCCGCGCCCTCGCCGAGGGCTACAATGCGCAGACCTGGGCGAGCGGGTCCACGCTCACGATCACGCCCGGCGACTACGTGCAGCAGCACCTGGAGGTGCTCACGATCACGCTCACCGCGGCGGCCTACACGCTCACCGTGGCCGATGGCACGGCGAGCACGCGCTTTGCCGGCAACCGCTGCGCGCTCCTGCTCAAGTTCTCCGGCACCGCCGGCGTGCAGATCGTCGTTAAAAACGGTGCTGCCGCCACGCTCCACACCGCCGAGGACGACGGCACCGGCGACGACTACCGCGTCGACCTCTACCACGACGGCACCTCGTGGCAGCTCCTCGGCCGCCAGTATCCCGTCAACTGATGCCCTTTCACGCCATGCGCCGCCACCTCTCCCGCCTTGCCCGCTGCCTCGCGCTGCTTGCCTGCCACGCCCTGCTCGTCGCCACCGCGGCGCACGCGCAGAAAGCCATCGAGAAAGATGCCTCCGGCAACCTGACGGCCAGCTACTCGGTGGGCAACCGCACGCTCACGATCGCCAGCGGCGGCACGCTCAACGCCGTCGCCGGCTCCAACGTCATCCTCGCCGGCACGACCACGCTCTCAGGCAACATCACGAGCAACGCCACCCTCACCGGCGGCACGCTCGCCAACGTGACGCTCGCCGGCAACAGCACGCTCGCCGGCAACCTCACCAGCAACGCGACCGTCACCCACAGCGGCGCCCTGACCGTGACCGGCAACAGCACGCTCGGAAACGCTACGATCACCGGGAACCTCACGCTATCCGGCAACAACAACACGGCCACGCCGAATCGCACAATCGATCTCGGCACCGGCCCCTCCAGCGACGGCTATTTCTACCCGCTGAAGTGGGGCAGCGGCTCGCGCTACACGCTCGGGGGCGGATATTCAACGTTTCAAGGCGTGCCGGATCACCTTGGGAATTTTGCATACAACCAAGTGCAGACCGCTGGCGATGTAAACTTCGGGCTCGGTTTTGAGGCACGATTTCAAAACGCGCCGCAGGGCACCGACACCGAGCACTATTATTTTTGGAATGGCCCGATCGGCGTATCGGCAGACAGTGGAGGTCGCACTTCTCGCCGCATTTGGCAAATAAACACAAGTTGGGGAACTGGGTATTCGGCGCCGCCGGCTCGACCGATGGGCTACTCAGAAATCGGATACGACGTGAACAAATTTTACGTCGACAACGGAGCCAACTACAACGGCGAGTTTCTGATCGACTTCACCAGCAGCCCTAAGCGGCTCACATGGCAAAATGCCATGACGCTGAACGGTGCGCTGACCATCGGCGGCGCCATCACGCAGAGCGGCACCAACACCAACACGCTGTCCGGCGCGACGACGATCATTGCGAGCAACGCATCGTATGCGTTTGCTTCGTCGGCTTCTGACTCTTTGCTTACACTGACTAACGCCGTAGCGGATACTGGCGCTCGGTTTGTGCGTGGCACGGCAACCGGCGAGCATATCACCATCGGCGCCGCGGCCGGCGGCGGAATCTTCGGCGGCTCGCCATCGCTTTCAAATGCGTTTGTGATTCAGCGCGCCGGAAACCCGACCATCCGCGACCTTTATTTCCGGAGTTACGACGGCACGACCTACACTCAAGACGGCCGTCTGACTGCTGCAGGGTTGTGGATTCTAGGTGAAGGTGCCGACGACACCGTGAATAGATTGCAAGTCTACGGAAACGCGCTCTTCACCGCCTCCAACGGCAACACCGTGCGCATCCTGAACGCCGCGCAGGGTGCGGGCAATGCGGGGATTTGGCTCAACGATGCCAGCTCTCCCTCCGCTACCAACTATGCTCTTCTTGGCAGCGGGACCAATACCGTGCTCAACAGCCCCAACGGCTCGATCCTGTTTCGCAACGGAAACAACGACCGCGCGACGCTGACGAGCACAAGTTTCGCAATCGACTTAACAACCCAGGCAACGAGCACAACCGTAGCCTCGCTCCAAACCGATGGTGGGTTAGGCGTGGTGAAAAAGACGTTCTTGGGCGATGACTTGACCATTGTCCCGGCGGGAGACACTGCCTCGACGATATTCTTCTCGGGCACCACTGTCGCTGGCAACCCTAGCATCTGGTTTAGGCAGGCGAGTCCCAGCAACACCAATTACGCGCTATCCGGAAGCAGCTCAAACACGATCCTCAATGTGCCGACTGGTGGCACGGTTCGACTCCGCGTGGCCAACTCGGACTACCTCACGCTCACCTCAAGTGCCTTGGTTGTGCAGAATGCGCCGGTTACGCTGCCGAGCACCGACGGCAGCGGCTACATTCAGGTTGTCGAACAATCCAGCTCGCCCGCGGCAGGTTCGGCTAACTCTGCGCGCATCTACGCAAAAGACAACGGCAGCGGCAAAACTCAATTGATCGTTCGTTTTGCCAGCGGTGCCGAACAAGTGCTTGCGACTGAGCCCTAATTCCGCCCGTGACCTTCCTCCGCAAATACTCCGACGTGCGCGCCTGGCTGCGCCACCTCGCCCGCGCCAGTATTCACAGCGGCGTGACGGCGGTGCTTGCGACCTTTGGCACCAATGCCGCGGAGAATCTGGCTCCCGTGGCGTTCAAAGACCTCGGCATGGATGCGCGGCAAATGTGCGCCGCCTTTCTGATCGCGGCCTTTGCCGAGGCGCTGCGCCAGATCCAGCAAGCCACCGCCGAGACCAAGCCCCCCTTCGCCCGATGAACTCGCCCCGCCTGAACTCGTCACTCGTCACTCGTCACTTGTCACTCATCGTCGCGCTGTGCGCGACGATGCTCTGCGGCTGCCATTATCGCAGCTACAAGGAAGGCGCCACCTCCTACACCTCCATCGGCGTCGGCACCGCGCAGACCGTGGCGCCGTTTACGCTCCGCGCCGGCAAAGAGGGCGACCCATCTTGGCGCGAACTTTCGAGCAAAGGCCTCACCAACGACAACACCGCGGCGCTCGAAGCCGCCGTGTCCGCCGCCGTGCGCGCCGCCTCCGGCAAATGAGCGGAACTGTCAAATTTCTCGGCCGCCCGGTGCTGGAGGCGCTCACGCCGGCAGAGGTGCGCACGCGCGGCAGCCGCGCGCAGCTCTACGCCCTGCGCGAGCCCTTCGCCGTCGTGTTGCCCGAGGGGGTGCAGATCGTCGTGCCCGCCGGCTTTGTGTCGGATTTCGCGAGCGTGCCCGCCGCGGCGCACTGGTATCTCGACGACGAGGCGCCGGAGATCCTCTACCCCGCGCTGGTGCACGACTGGCTCTACGCCCAGCAGGGCGCGGTCGAGCCGCACAGCTTTACCCGTGCGGAGTGCGACGAGATTTTCCGCCGCCTGATGCTGGCCTGCGGGGCGCGGCCCGCGCAGGCCTGGGTGGCGCACCGCGCCGTGCGCCTCTGCGGCGCCGCGCACTGGGAAAAAGATCGCCCCGCTCCCTCTGCATGACTCCGCCCACCGCCACGGACTCCGCCCTGACCATCGTCGCCCAGCTGGCCGCGCTCGCCGTGCTCTCGGCCGACCGGCTTTTCGCCGTGCTCACCAAGCGGCAGGAGGATTTGCACTGGGCGGTCACCACGGGCGCCGCGGTGCTCGCCGGCGTGGCTGCCCTGCTCGCCATCTACCGCCACCTCCGCGCCATCCGCCGCAAATGAGCCTGCGCGCCGATCTCTTTGCCGCTCTGAGTGCCGCCGGCACCGCCACCGCCTCGATTGTGGGCAGCGGCGCCGCCGCGCGCATCTACCCCGTGCTGGAGCAGGCCGGAGCGGTGGCGCCGTATGTGATTTTCCAGCCCATCGCCGCGACGCCCGCCACCACGCACGGCGAGGCCGCGCAGGTGAAGCACACGCTGGTGCAGTTCTCCTGCTACGCGGCGACCTACGATGGCGCCGCCACGCTGCGCGAGGCGCTGATCGCCGATCTCGACAACGTGCCCCTCGCCTCCGGGGAAAAGCCCATCCTGCAGGATGAGCGCGACGGCTACGAGCCGCAGGTCGATCTCTACCGGGCCGACGCCGATTTTCTGATCTAGCACCACCGCCAACCGCAACCACCGAACCACCGCACTACCATGGCCAAAGTAAAAGCCAAGGGCGTCGTCCTCAAATACGGCGACAGCTCCGGCCCCTCCACCACGATCCCGCAGCACGCCAGCGTCTCCTACGATGGCGGCGGCTGGGACCGCGCCAACACCACCACGCACGACACCAGCGGCAGCACCAAGACCTACACGCCCACGCTGAAAGAGCCGTCGAGCGTCGACGTGCGCATCATGCTCGACCCGGCCGATACGGCGCACGCCTGGCTGATCGCCGCGCACGCGAGCGGGGACACCAAATACCTCACGATGGTCTTGCCCGATGCCGGCTCCGCCCAGTGGGCGCTCGTGGGCAACGTGACCAACCTCTCCATCGGCGACCTGACGCCCGAGGGTATGGTCGAGGCGAGCTTCACCTTTGCGGGCAACGCCGCCGACACCTTCACCGCCTGAGCCGCCCTGCCGGTCCCCGGCTCATCACTCCTCACTCGCCACTCATCACTCCCCTCCCGTGAACGCTCCGCCCAACACCGTCGTCGTCCTCGACGGCACGCCGTATCAACTTCGGTGGGACAAGGCCGCCATGTTCCGCGCCGACGAGATCGGCCTCTTTGGAAAGCACCTCCCCGGCGTTGGCCTGGCGCGCGCCGCAAAATACGTGTGGGCCATGCTGCCGGAAACCGGCCGCACGAAATACGCGCAGCCCGTGCATGTCGCGGAGGCGTTGCCGCCGCTGGCAGAGGTGTGGCCGACGATCAACAACGCAATCAAAGTCGCTGGCCCGGGAGCCGAGCCAAAAAACGTCGTTGGCTCGACGAGTGGGCCTTCGCCCGCGTCGAGCTCGGCCTGACGGATGAGGAGTATTGGAGCATGACCGAAGAGAAATTCAGTGCTCTTTTGCGGGCATGGGACCGCAAGCGGAGGCGGCCGGTGCTGACCGCTGCGGTCGTGGTCGACGAAGACTATCTGCGGCCCGTCGAAGACGGCGAAAGCGGTCAAAAGTCGCTGTCGGCCCAACTGCGGCGGCGGGAGGCCCAGCATGGCTAGAAACTCTATGCGCATCGGCTTTGCCCTGCCGAATTTCGCGGCAATGACAAAGACGATTCAAGCGTTGCCGGCGGCTATGCAGGCGCGGGTGATGAAAGGCGCGCTCGCGCGGGCGGCACGGCCTATCGTTCAGGCGGCAAAGCAGCGTGCCCCCAAGCGCACGGGGGCTTTGCGGCGCTCCATCACGGCCATCGTGCGCGAGTATCCGCGGGCCGGCAAAGTCATTGCCATCATCGGACCGGACCACGGAACGTATGCCAAGGGAGCGCGGCTAAAAGCCGGGGTGCGGAACGGCAAGGTCGACCGGCCGGCAAAGTATGCGCACCTCGTGGAGTTTGGTCACTACACCGGCACTAGGTCGGGAAAGTTTGGCGGATTCGCGAAGGGATTCAAGCGCTCGAAGGCGGTCACGGCTGGACTCGGTAGCCAGTCGGCGACCGCATACGTGCTGGCGCAGCCTTTTTTGCGGCCGGCCGTGATGGGCGCGACCAATCAGTCGGCAGACGAACTGGCGCGCGCAGTCGAGGCCGGTATGGCTCGTGAGGTCGAGCGGCTGCGCGTGCGGTTGCGCTCAAATCGCCTGCAATTGGCGACCTGATTTTATGGCGAAAAAACGCATTGCCGATCTGCACGCCGCGCTGACGGCGGACGTGTTGCCCTATGAAAAGGCGATGATGCGCGCGGCCGCGGCAACGCGAGGCGCCGAGCGCTCCGTCGGTGCATCGTTTTCACGCATGGCCAAGGACGGGGCGAGGTTCTCTCTCGGGTTCTTCGGCGTCGAGAGTTTGGCGAAAGGCGTGCAAAAGGAATTTCGCTCGGTGTTGGAAAACATCGAGAACGTGCAGGGCGTCGACCCGCAGACAATTGCATCCGTGAAGCAATTTGAGGGTGTGCTGGCGGGCGCAAAGACCGGCTTGGATCAGCTGGTCGCCGCCTCTCTCTCCGGTGGTGTGCAAGCGCTGGAGGCGCTCCGGTATCAACTCGACGCCGTGCGATTTGGCGAAACGGAGGCGGCAAAAATGCAGGAGGCGCGGCGAACTGAGGCCCAGGTGGCGCTGCAGCAAACGCCGGAAGCGCTAAAGGCTCGCGCGGAGGCTACGAAGGAGCTGGCCGAAGCGCAGGCGGAGCTTGCAAGAGTGGGCGAAACAGAGGCCGCCAAGATCGCGAGATTGCGAGCAGAGGCGGTCCAGTTCGACAAAAAGGCTGCCGGAGCAGTCGCAGGCTCGGTCGAGCAAATCAAGGCGCAGACGGAGGCGGTCAAGCTGCGCACCGATGCCGGCGAGGCCCTCGTCAAGTTGCAGGAAGAGGAGCGCAAGGCGCAAAGTGAAGCCGGCAAGGCGGTCCAGTTTTTCAGCGGAGCCGCGCTCACCGGCAGAGAAAGTGTCGACGCCCTGAAGGCGGCGGTGGCTCGTCTGCAATATGAACTTGCGTCGCTGGATGCTGGCACGCCGGAAGGGCTGGAGGCGCGGATCAAAAAATATGATGAGCTGACGAAAAAAGCGGAGGCACTTGAGAAGGCGACGGAGAATGCGGGAAGGCTTGGGGCGGAACTGGGGATGACATTTTCGTCGGCGTTTGAGGATGCGGTCATCGATGGCGAGAAGCTGTCGGAAGTTCTGCGGGGGCTCGCGCAGGATGTGCTGCGAATCTTCTTGCGTGAAACAATCACGGCGCGGATGGCCAAGGGCCTTGGCACGTTCTTCGGCGGCTTCTTCGCCGATGGCGGCCGGCCGCCGGTGGGCGTGCCCTCGGTGGTGGGCGAAGAGGGGCCCGAGTTGTTTGTGCCCGACAGCG